ATTCCGGAGGGGGGTCCCCCCTCTTGGACCAAGGGCTCCAAATCATGCCTAGATCCCAGAAGCTGACCGACCAATCAGGGAAAGCCAAGGCCCTGAGATTCCTTTGTCCTGGATGCAATATTGATCATGTGATTTATTATGAGGGGCACCCATCTCCACACCACAATTGGGCATGGAATAGAGATCTAGAAAAACCAACTATCAAACCATCAATCAAAGTCACAGGTCCCAATGGACCAGGGACTCTCTGCCATTCATATGTGACAGATGGCCAGATCAAATTCCTGGGTGATTGTACTCATGCCCTAAAAGATCAGACTGTGGATCTCCCAGAGGTGAATGATGGCTAGAGGCAGGAAACCCAAACCCACTCAGCTCAGGCTGGACCAGGGGAATCCAGGTAGAAAGAAGATCTCACCAGATGAGCCCAAGCCCAATATCATTGCTCCCAAATGTCCACACCATCTGACACCATTTGCCAAAAGAGAATGGAATAGAATCACTCCATTGCTGCTCAAGCTGGGTCTACTCTCTCAGCTGGACATGGCATCAATTGCAGCATATTGCCAAGTTTATGACAGGTGGAGGAAAGCTGAGACAAAAGTCCGGAGGCATGGAGAGCTGATAGTCATCAATTCAATGGGATATCTACAGCAGAATCCCTGGCTTAACATTGCCAATAAGAGCCTGGACCAGATGAAAGTATTCTATGCTGAATTTGGATTGACTCCATCAGCCAGGACAAAGCTCAGGGTGATGACATCCATCATAGATAGGCCACAAGATCATAGAGATCCTGATGGGCCCACTGCTCCACCACCAAAGCCACACCAGCCACACCAGCCCACTATCATGACTGATCTGCTGGGATCTATGGATGGTGTCAATCCAGGTCAGACTGGGGACACATAAATGGAGACCATTGTTAATGCTTAATTATAGCATGTATAGTGGCTCGGTCAGAGCCCTCAATAATATCAATCACTTAGGCATTGCCGGTTCAGCTGCTTTCAATGTTTGCCAATTACCATGTATTAACAGGATGAAATAGATAGATCACACCATGGCCAAGACCACATCTAAATATTATTTTGATGAAAAGGCAGCACTGAGAGTGATCACTTTTTTCACACTGCTCAAGCATACTGTGGGGAGAAAGTGGTCCGGAAAAGAATTTGAGCTCATGCCATATCAGATTGATTTTATCAATAATGTATTCGGAATGAAACGCAAAAAGGACCACACCAGGAGATATAGAGTGGCATATCTGGAGATCCCCAAAAAGAATGGGAAATCTGCATTTGCATCAGGGATCGGACTCTATCTCACCATGGCTGACAATGAGCCTGGAGCTCAGGTCTACTCAGTGGCTGGAGACAAGGATCAGGCCAAAATTATATTTGATCAATCAAAGGACATGGTGGAGATCTCACCAGAGCTGGCAGGCAGGACTGAGAGTTTTAAGGATTCCATCTATGTGGCAAATACCAGATCCCTCCTCAAGGTCATGAATTCAGCTCCCAAGACTAAGCATGGATTCAATGCACATGCCATCCTATTTGATGAGCTGCATGTCCAGCAGAATAGAGAGCTCCATGATACCCTGATTGGAGCTACCTCCTCCAGGGAGCAGCCATTGACAATCTTTTTTACCACTGCTGGCCATGACCGGACATCCATTTGCTATGAGTATCATGACTATGCACAGCAGATCCTCAATGGAGCGTTTGAGGATGATGAATTCTATCCAGTCATCTATGCTGCTCCGGAGGATGCTGACTGGACAGATCCAGCAGTCTGGGAGGCATGCAATCCAGGCTATGGAGTCACAGTCAATCCTGAGTATCTCTACTCAGAATGTGAGAAAGCCAAAAGGATTCCAGCCAGACAAAATTCATTTAGGAGACTACATCTCAATCAATGGACTGAGCAGGAGAATAGATGGCTATCAGTAGAGGACTGGCAAGCTCTGGAGGCACCATTTGAGCTGGCTGACATGAGTGGTATCCCATGCTATTCAGCACTGGATCTATCAAGCACAAGGGATCTCACTGCCCTGGCCTTGCTATGGCCACCAGATGAGGATGGGGATCTCTGGAAACTGATTCCCAGATTCTACATGCCAGAGGATAACATTGCAGAGAGAGATGAGAAATCTCAAGGAAATTATATAGCCTGGGCCAAAAGTGGATGGATTCAGACCACTCCAGGGAATGTGGTGGATCAGGGATACATCAGAAAAGATCTGGAGCAGCTGGGACTGATAGTGCCACTCAAAGAGCTGGCATTTGATAGATGGAATGCATCCTATCTGATGTCAGAGCTCCAGGAGGATGGCCTCATGGTCATCCCATATGGCCAGGGATTCGCATCCATGTCTGGACCATCAAAAGAATTAGAGACACTCATCCTGACTGGAAAGCTCAGGCATGATGGCAATCCTGTCATGAGATGGATGATAGGCAATGTGGCCACCAGAGAGGACCCAGCTGGGAATATCAAACCGGACAAAGAGAAATCACCAGAGAAAATAGATGGAGTAGTGGCCACTGTGATGGCTTTGGGTAGAGCAATCTCCAAAGACAATGCAGGATCTGGGCCATCAGTCTATGAGAAAAGGGGTATCCAATCGCTATAATTAAAAGAGGCTCAGCTGGAAACTTAGTGAGGACACTATTGAGATCTGCCATGGGATCTGTCTCCTCACAGATGACTAGAGCCAGAAAATATTCACAATCAATCAGCAGCCCTGGCTGGGGACAGTTCTGGGGTGGAGCAGATGATGACACCGGATTGATTGTCACTGCCAGTACATCAATGCAAGTGGCAGCAGTATCAGCAGCAGTGGGTCTCCTGGCAGAGACAGTGGCAACCCTTCCAATGTTTTTATATGAGCTGGATGATACAAGCAAGCTGAGGGCCACAAAGCACCCTCTCTATCAGATCATCCACAGGCAGCCAAACTCATTCCAGACTCCATACGAATTTAAGCAGATGATGATGGCCCATGTCCTCTTGAGGGGCAATGCCTATGGTGAGATATTCTGGAATAATAGGGGAGAGGTGGAGCAAATAATCCCAAGACATCCGGACCGGATACAGACATTCTGGGTCAGGGATGGAGTGAAAGCATACAGATATTATCCACCCTCCGGAGCATCCAGGGTGATCTTGGCCAGTGAGATGCTGCAAATAATGTTTTTCACAATGGATGGCCTGGTGGGACTTGATCCCATTGCAAACCACATGAGGACCATTGGCCTGAGTATTGGTGCTGAGAAATACGGAGCCAGATTCTACAAGAATGATGCCACCCCAAACTTTGTCTTTGAGTATCCAGGAAAGCTGGGAGAGGTGGGCAAGCAGAATGTGGATGAGAGCTGGAGTGAAAAGCATCAGGGAGTAAACAAGTCCCTCAAGCATGCTATCCTGGAGGAGGGACTCAAGGTCCATGAGCTCTCAATCAATCCAGAGAATGCTCAATTCTTAGAGACCAGAAAATTTCAAGTGACTGACATTGCCAGGATATTCAGGGTCCCCCCTCACATGATTGGGGATCTGGAGAAAGCAACATTTTCCAACATTGAGCAACAGTCCCTAAACTTTGTTATATTCAGCCTCACACCCTGGCTGGTGAAGTGGGAGCAGGCTATCACCAGAGACCTCCTAGATGCTACTGATAAGCTGAGATTCTTTGCAGAATTCAAAGTGGATGCACTATTAAGAGGAGACTTAAAATCAAGATATGCTGCCTACTCATTGGCCAGGATGTGGGGATGGTTCTCAGTCAATGATATCCTGGGACTTGAAAACATGAATGGTATAGGGGATCAGGGTGATATCTATCTCCAGCCACTCAATATGATTAATGCTGATGAGATGAAAAAGCTCACCACTGAGGAGGCCAGCTCAATCAGGCTCCTAGCATTCAGGAGCATGTTTCAATCAATGCCTCATGGCGAAATGATGAACGAATTATTCAATGAAAATGGAGAGAATAATGGCAAAGATTAATCTATTAAAATTAGACAAAGAGCAAAGGCTGGCAGCAATCAAAGCCCAGTTTGAGAGATCTCTCCCTGCAAATAAAAGAGAGAGGATGCTCATCCCAGATCTAGAGGTCAGACAGATCATGGGTGAGGGGGATGATGACTCCAAGCATATAGAGGGCTATGGAGCTGTTTATAATAAAGACAGTGATGGCCTCTGGTTCACTGAGAGAATTGCTCCTGGAGCATTCACTGACACCATTGCAAATGATGATATCATAGTCACATTCAATCATGATAGGAGCCAGCTCCTGGGCAGGAAAAGCGCAGGGACAGCAAACTTTAAAGAGGACTCAGTGGGAGTATTCTATTCAGCCCTGGCACCAGATACTCAGGTGGGCAGGGATCTCCCTGTCTTGATTGAGAGAGGAGATGTCAAGGGCAGCTCATTCCATTTCCAAACTATCAAGGATCAATGGGAATACTCAGACAATGGAGAGGTAGTGGTCCGGACATTGCTTGAGGTCAAATGCTTTGAGATGGGACCAGTAACTAGTCCAGCATATCCGGACACCACATCCACTGCCAGATCCCTGGATAATTGGATCGATGAAAACAGAGAAAGCCAAGACTCCCCAGATGATGCTTGGGAGGTAGATATATTGCAGCGCAGGCTAGATTTAGCAACGCGCAAATAGTAAACAGGTCAAACATAAAAGGAGAAACCAAATGAAGGACCTAAAGAAACTGCAAAAAGAGCGCGTAAAGATTATTGATGTAACTGCCCGCGCTATCACTGATAAGGCAGAGGCTGAAAGCCGAAAACTCACCAAAGAGGAGAGAGGTCAATTTGATGCTCTGATGGATACTGCTGATGATCTACAGGGTGAGATCGATGTGGCTGTGAGAATGCAGGAGGCTGAGAGATCAATTGCTGCCAATGTGAATCAGATTGAAAACACATTGAGCAATGGAGGATCTCAGGACTCCCCAGAGATGAGAATTGCCTCAGCTCAGATGGATCAATTCCGTGGATTCCTGGTCAGTGGCCAGGTCAGAGATATGGGAGAGGAGCTCAGAGCTCTCCAGGCTGACAATGATATCCAGGCTGGATATCTGGTCCCACCAGAGGAATTTGTCCGGACACTGATCAAGGCTGTAGATAATGAGACATTTGTCAGGCAGCTGGCCACCAAGTACCAGGTGACTGAATCAGCATCCATGGGAGCTGTCAGTCTGGACAATGATCCAGCTGATGCAGAGTGGACTCCAGAGGTGGGCAGTGTGGGTAGAGATTCCACCATGTCAGTGGGCAAAAGATCTCTCACTCCCCACAAGCTGGCCAAAGAGGTCCTCATCTCCAAAAAGTTACTCAGGCTTTCTGCCATTCCAGCAGAGCAGCTGGTGATTGAGAGACTGGCCTATAAATTCGGTATCACTGAGGAGAAAGCATTTCTCACTGGTACTGGAGCACAGCAGCCTCTGGGAGTATTCACAGCCTCAGCTGATGGTATCTCTACTGGCCGTGATTTCTCCACTGGCAACACTGCCACAGAAATCAGATTTGATGGTCTGATAGAGGCCAAGTATGGTCTCAAATCTCAGTATCAGCAAATAGCTGAATGGCTATTCAATAGAGCTGGGGTCAAGCAGATCGCCAAGCTCAAGGATGGCAATGGACAGTATATCTGGGAACCCTCCAAAAAAGTGGGTGATCCTGATATGCTCCTGGGCAATCCTGTCCACCAGAGTGAATATGCTCCAAGCACATTCACCACCGGACTCTATGTGGGAATCATTGGAGACTGGTCAAAATATTGGATCGTAGATTCATTAGTCTTTGAGATCCAGAGACTCAATGAGCTCTATGCCAAGACTGGCCAAGTGGGATTCATTGGAGATGCTGAGCTGGATGGAATGCCAGTCTTAGAGGAAGCATTTGCCAGAGTAAAACTGGGATAATAACCCGTTCCAATTAATGGATAGATGGAGTGGGTGGCCAATGTCTGCCCACTCTATTGCAACCAACGGAGGACATAAAAATGTCTAATTTAATTAAAAAGGTAAAAGTCAGCACTGCTATCACCCCAGCTGCTGGAGTAGCTGGCACCAGCGCAATCAATGGGAGCACCCTGGACATGGCTGGCCATGAATCAGTATTAATGATGATCAGGATGGGAGTCATCACTGGCTCAGCTGTCACATCCATCAAGGCCCAGCAGGGAGATGAATCTGACTTATCAGATGCAGCAGATCTCCTGGGCACCAGTCAGACCATTGCTGATGATGATGACAATGAGACATTTCTCATAGACCTGGTGAAACCCAGTAAGCGATATGTGAGAATTGTGGTCTCAAGAGCCACCCAAAATGCAGTAGTATCAGATGGATTATACATGCAGTATGATGGCAAAAAAAGACCAGAGTCCCAGGGCGCTGGAGTCAATAGTGAGATCCATGTCTCACCAGCTGAGGGGTCTGCCTAGCAGTCCGTTCCAATAAGAGGATAGGTGGGGTGGGCAGAGTCATGGCTGCCCACCTTGCTGCAACCAACGGAAGGAGAATATCATGTCATATCAACCAAAAGTATACAGAGATAATGGTGGTGATCGTCAGGTCATTGCAGGTGGTGGAGAGCAAAAAGTAGAATCCGGAGGACTAATGAATCTGGAGTCCGGAGCTGGGATCAAGCATGCCATCCAGACCAAGATTGATGACTACTCAGTCCTGGCCAGTGAAAGTGGGACCACCTTTCTCATGGGCACTGATGCCAAAACATTCACACTCCCATCCACAGTGGATGGGCTAGAATACACCTTTGTCAATTCAGGAGCTGATGGGAATAATATTCTCACCATTTCCCCAGCTGCTGCTGATGCCATCCATGGTGGTAGTCTCAGCTCAGTGGATGACAAGGATCTCATCAATACCAAAGCCACATCCAAAGAGGGTGACTATGTCACTATCAAGGGTGATGGCATAGCAGGCTGGTGGATTGTCGGTATAGAGGGAATCTGGGCCAAGGAGTAATCAATGACTTACATTGAGAGACATATCATCAATCTGGTCTCAGACTCCTCTGGAGATGCTACCGGATACACCCCAGTCATCAATGGCAAGATCTCCAATGTCATTTACAATAAGACTGATTTTGCTGACACTGTAGATATTGCAGTGACTCTAGAGGCCACTGGCCAGAATGTATGGACTGAGGAAAATGTCACAGCCTCCAAGACTGTGGCACCCAGGCAGAAAGTGCATGATGAGGATGGCTTTGGATTGGCCACTGATCCTGGTGGTGGAGCAAAGATCAACCATATTTGCGGAGCTGAGGACAGGGTCCAGGTCACAGTAGCAAATGCAGGAGACACCAAGTCTGGACAATTCATAATAGTGATGGAGTAACCCATGAAAAAGAAATATCAAATTGAGATGATGTCACTGCTGGCTGGTCCAGCAATGATATGGGATGTAGGCAAGATCCTGGATGTACCAGGCCAATGCTCCCATGAGGAGGCAGAGCAGCTCATTGAGTGCAAATATGCCAAGATCTACATAGATCCAATGACCCAGAAAGCCCAGGACAAAAAGAATCAGCAGGCAGCTGATGACTCTGCAAAAAAGGCCACCAATGAAATGGAGGCCAAAAAGCAGAAACTGGGTGAGGAAATCAAGGATCTGGATGGTGAGCTGGAATCCAGAAAGCAGCACCATGCTGATGGCCTGGCTGAGCAGGAAACCCAGGAGGCTGATTTGATAGAGAGACAGGAAGCTCTAGAGGCTGCAAAGGCTGAGGTGAAAAAGCAGGAAACCTCAGAGGCTCCAGCTGCTAGTGAATCAGCAGAGGCTCCCAAGGCAGCTCCCAAAAAAGCATCTGACCCACCAGCTCCTCCACCTAAAAAGTAGATGAGCCATTTTAGTCTAGTAGAGATAACGGCTCCCAGCGCGGAGCCGGTATCTCTTGTGGAGGCAAAACTCCATTTGCGGGTAGATCTCACTGATGATGATACTCTCATCACTGCTCTCATCAAAGCAGCCAGGGTCAGGCTGGAGATGGATGCAGGGATAGCTCTCATCAATCAGACTCTAGAGATGACTCTGGATTGTTTCCCCCAGAATGGTGGTCCCATAAAACTCAAAAGACCACCACTCTCATCAGTGGCCAGTATCAAGTATATTGACTCTGATGGGGATGAGCAGACCTGGGACTCCTCAAAGTATAGAGTGGACACTGCCTCAAAGCCATCCAGGATCACACCAGCAGCTGATGAGTCATACCCAGTCACTCAATTTGTCACTGGAGCTGTGATCATCAGATATGTGGCAGGATACGGAGCAGCCAGCACAGCTGTCCCCCAGGATCTCATCCAGGCCATCCTCATGCTGATTGGACACTGGTATGAGAATCGAGAGGATGTAGTGATAGGAACCATCACAGCATCAGTCCCCAAAGCATACACATGGCTAAAAGCAAGTTATCAGATGACAACATGCTAGAACGTGCAGCCATATCATTCTACTCAGCTCCTCCTGTATGGGAGGATTATACATTTGTGATCTTGGGATGTGGACCCAGTCTATCTGAGGAGCAGATCAAGATCATCAAGGATGCCAAGGATGGGGGATCTGTCAGAGTCATTGCCACAAATTCAAGCTATCTCCTGGCACCCTGGGCAGATATCCTCTATGCAGGAGATTCCAGATTTTGGAGATGGTATCAGTCAGCCTCAGAATTCTGTGGGGTCCGGATTGGCCTGGCCTATGATGCAGTGGCAGAAAAGCTCTATCCAGGATATGAGGATCTAGATCCCAGCAAAATCAATTTTATGCAATCCACTGGAGAGCTGGGACTGGAATCAGATCCCACTGGACTCAGGAATGGAAAAAACTCAGGATATGCAGCCATCAATCTAGCAATCCATCTGGGAGCTCACAGGATAGCCCTGGTGGGATTTGATATGCAACCTGATGGTGAGATGCACCACTGGCATGGAGATCAGCCAGAGCCTATCCCTGATCCCCCCTATCATCTATTCATCCCATCATTTGAGAGTCTCCTGGAGCCTCTCAAGGAATTGGGTGTCATGGTCTTGAATTGCACTCCAGGATCTAAACTGGAAACTTTCTCCCATGCAGATCTGAGGGCTGTCATATGAGAATTGGCAAACTAGATGCCAGGATAGCCATCCAGGTCAATACACCCACTAAGGATGCAGTGGGAGACATGATAGCATCCTGGGCCACCCAGACCACAGTATGGGCGCAGATCATCCCCCAGACTGGCAAAGAGGCTCAGCAGGGTCAGCAGGAGCTGGCACAGGATCAGACTGAATTCCAGATCAGATCTGGTATCACCATCACTCCACTCCATAGGATTCTATATGCTGGGGATTATTATGACATTGAGTATATCTATCCCATCAGGAGAGGCAAGGCCATCAAATTTAGAGCAAAGAGGAATGTGGCCTGATGTCTACTAAAAATTATTTTCAATTTGATATGGAGGGCTCCAGGGAGCTGGACAGAATGCTGGCCAGTCTCCCAGCAGCTGTGGAAAAGAATCAGCTCAAGGCTGGACTCAGGAGAAATGCCAAGCCCATTCTCAGGGATATGAAAACTGGAGCTGGATCATTTTCTCAGGAGCTGGCAGCCAGTATCAAGATCCGGACTATGACTGGAGTCAATGTCCCAGCAGCTCTAGCCATTGGCCCAGATCCAGATCACTGGTGGGGATACCTGGTAGAATATGGGACAGGGATCTATGGTCCTAAACGTACAGAGATCCTCCCCAAGAAAGCATCAGTGATGAGTGCTCCTGGACTAGAGCATCCCATCCGGAGCTCAGAGGGATTCAGGGCTCACCCATGGGCTAGACCAGCCTGGGAGAAAAACAAATTCAAGGTCAGAGAAAATTTCATAAATGACATGATCACCACCCTGGAGAAATTCTCAGCCAGGCTGCTCAAGCAGTCATATGCTGGCAAACTCTCCAAGGCAGCACAGAAAGCCCTGGGACTATGATTGAGGCAAGCATGATCACACTGCTGGAGGCCACCACAGCCATCACAGATCTGGTGAGCACCAGGATCTATCAGGTCCAGCTGCCACAAGCTCCAACCATGCCAGCCATAGTGATCACCAATATCACTGGAAATGATGACTACTCAGCTGAGGCTCCCCTGGATCTCATAGTGGCCAGATTTCAGATTGACTGCTATGGAGCAACCCTGGCAGAATCTCTGGCAGTGGGAGTGGCAGTCAATACCCTCATGAGTGGATACAAAGGAGCAGCTGGTGGTGACAATATCGAGGGATCATTCAACAGGAATAAAAGAGATCTATATGACTCTCAGACTGAGAATCATAGGAGACTGACAGAGTATGAGATATTTTACAAATTAGGATCATGATAAATAAAAAGGAGTTAAATCATGGCACATATCGGATATGGAATCCAGCTAAAAATGGGGGATGCAGCCACCCCCGAAGTATTCACCGCACTGGCTGAGCTACTCAATCTCAGTGGACCTGGGATCACAATGGAGTCAGTAGATACCACACATGCAGCTAGCGTGAATGCCTGGAAAACTGCCATTGCTGGCCTCCTGGATGCAGGAGAGGTCACTGTGGATCTGGCTTTCTTACCAGCTGATGGGACTCAGGATGACACTACCGGACTATTGTCAAAGATGATAGGCAGGGCTGCTGCAAATTTCCAGCTGATATTCCCAGATGGATCAGCAACCCAGTGGGCTTTCCCAGCACTGGTCACTGGCTTTGAACCTACTGAGCCACTAGAGGACAGAGCCACTGCCTCAGTGACACTCAAGATATCAGGTGCGCCTACCCTGGCCTAAATGATATGAGTAATCACTTGAGAGGAGATGTAGATCTCCAGATGTCAGGTGAATCCCTGGTCTTATGTTATGACTGGGAGGCAATCGGAAAGCTGGTCACTGAATTAGGAAAAGATTTTGACTCCAAGATCAGTGCAGCATCCATAGATTTTGATCTCCCAGTGCTGGCCATAGCTCTATCAATTGGCCTAGAAAAACATCAACCAGGCAGATTCCCACCCAAGGCTATCATGCATTTATCACCACCAGTGATTCACATGATAGCAGGAATCCAGCAGGCAATCACAGTCGCTTTTCATGGATCACTGGAGGTGCCTGGAGATCAGGAATCAAACCCTCCCCAGATCCTCCTCAAGTTCCTAAAAAGGATTCTCTGGGACTGGTGGGGGAAGCCCTCCAAAGGCTGATCAAGTATGGAATGGAGCTGGAATCATTCTGGCCAGCCACTCCATACCAGACAAAAATCTGGCTAAATGCCAGGATTGAGAGACTCAGTGAGCAGCACAAAAAGCAAACTATGGACAATGTGTGGGTGGCTTATCATGTGGCCAATTGGACCAGGGCAAAACGTATGCCCAACTGGGATAAACTCATGACCAAGATGGGACTCAAGGAGCGCAAAATTCAGACTCCAGAGGAAGTGATCCAGATTGCTGCCATGCTCACAGCTGCCATGGGTGGCAAGGATCTCAGAAAAGAAAAGGACCTAGACTAGTATGGCTCAAAAAGTAGGAGGTCTCTTTGTTTCAATGGCTGCCAGCTCTGCTAGGTTTGCCATAGATATGGAGAAGGCCAGAATTGCTGCTCAGAAATCATCATCAGGAATAGGGAAGGGATTCAAGGGAGCCCAGATATCCGGAGCTCAGCTGACCCAATCAATGGGCAAGCTGAGGGGTGGACTTATTGCAGCAGCTGGTCCAGCTGCCATGCTCCTCCTGATCAAGAGATCCATAGATGTGGCTGATAAGACAGCAAAGGTAGCTGACAAAATTGGGATCTCCACTGATGCCCTCCAGGAATATAGATTTGCAGCATCACTAGCTGGAGTAGAGCAGTCAGCCCTGGACATGGGTCTCCAGAGATTTGTCCGGAGAGCTGGAGAGGCAGCGCAAGGACTGGGGGAGCTCAGGACCACCCTGGATCTGTATGGAATAGATGTGAGGGATGCTAATGGCCAGACCAGATCCTCCATAGATATCCTGGATGATTTGGCTGATGTCATCATGAATGCTGAATCTGAGCAGGAGCAGCTGAGAATTGCATTTAAAGCATTTGACTCTGAGGGAGCTGCTCTAGTAAACATCCTCAAAAAGGGCTCAGCTGGTGTGGATGAATACAGGGCCAAGGCTCAAAAATTAGGAATAGTGATTGAGGAGGATCTGCTCAGGAATGCTGAGGCAGCCAAGGATCAATTCACTATCATGAGTAGAGTCATCTCAAGCCAGCTCACCACAGCAGTATTGACTCTGGCACCACAGATCACCAGTCTCACTGAGACTCTGGTGGATGGTCTCCCTGCATTATTTACATGGGTCAAGAAATTCCTGGAATGGACCGGACTCATAAAAGCAAATCCCCTGGACTCACTAGAGACAGATTTGAAAGCTGTCAATGCTCAGATTGAGGAGCTCACCATTGAAAGAGCTGGAGCCCTCAAGGGATCTATCCTGGGGAATTGGAAAATCAGCAGGACCACCAAAAAGCTGGAGGAATTAGGACAGCAGCAGGCAGCACTCCAGGCCCAGATCAAGGTGCTGAGTGATGCTGAAAAGAAAGCCCATGCTGAAAAGATGGCAGGCATCCAGGAGCAGATCACTGCTGAGATGAAAAAGAATGAGACTGCTGCTGAATTCGCAAAAACAGAGGACAAGAAAAAACAGGATGCAAAAGAATTTAGCGAGCTTTTCAAGGCTCTAACTACTGAGGAATTTGAGCTCCAGAGACAGGAGCTGGCCAAGAACCTGGAGGAGTGGGCAGCAGCTGGAGCCTCCAAGACTGAGCTGGACAGAGTAGAGGCTGAAAAGCGCAAGCAGATTGCCAGAGATGAATTTGCATCCAAAGCTGAATCAGCCAAACAGCTGGCAGATCTAATGATGAATCTGGGTGAGCAGTGGCTGGCATTTGAGACAGCCAACATCCAGAAAGTATTACAAAAGGACACTCAGGCAGCAGTCAATACATTCAAAGTCAGGAAAGCAGAGATTGAGAAGGAGTACATGGTCAAAGGTGAGGTGACTGAGGAGGGTCTGGCCGCGGTCGCATCTCTCACAGATGATCACCTGAATGAGCTTGAAGACATCAAAAATGATGCAGCTGACAAAGAGAAAGCAGCAGCGCGAAAGCTCAAGCCCATTAAAATTGCTCAGGCAATTTCCAATACAGCAGTGGAGGCATCCAAGGTCTTAGCCAATCCAGTGGCACTGGGTCTAGTCCTGGCAGCTGGAGCAGTGCAAGTGGCCACCATCCAGGCTCAGCCCTATGCTAAGGGTGGCATCATAAACTCACCCAGCTTTTTCAATACACCACAGGGAGCTGGACTGGCTGGAGAGGTCCCAGGACAATCTGAGGGAATCCTCCCACTGGCCAGAGGACCAGGTGGGGATCTGGGAGTCAAGGCTCAGGGCATGGGAGGCAGGACAATCAATGTCACAAATAATATCACATTTGCAGGACCAGTCACAGATGAGCAGTATGCTCTGGAGGTCATAGCTCCCATCATAGAGGATGCTGCATACAGGGGCTCAACACAAATTGCAGTACAGGATCAATTATCAAAAGTCGAACGCATAGCCAGGGCAGCCCTGAACAAATTTTAGAATGATCACTACCTCCATACAATGGGACTCTCTAGTCCAGCTCCCAGCCAAGATGACTATAGTGGCCAGGCTCTACTATGGAGCTGAGGGAGCCAGTGACTATATCTCCCTGGGATCTGATGATGTGATTATAGATGGTGAGAGATTCCTGGGAGTGATCAAGCAGATCCCCAGAATAGAGCAGTCAGTAGATCTCCTCACCCACAATCCAGTCATAGGCTCTATCAATCTGGATATCAATAATCTTGAATTCCAACCAGGCAAAAGATTCTCAGATTTCCTGGAGGAGCTAGGGACTGGATCTGATATAGGATTTGAAAATAGGAGAGCTGACATCAGGCTCTATATCCCAGGGATCACATCCTGGGCCAATTGTTTCACACTCCAGGCCAATGGAATAATCCGGAATCCATTCCAGGACTGGGCCACTGGATCTATAGAGATCGATGATGGGGTCAGTTTATGGCTGCACCCTATAAATGATAGAGTCCCAGAGTCATCAGCTGCACTCCCAAATATTGGACTCCCCAATGATTCAAAGGGCAAGATCAATCCCAGCATATGGGGGAATCATCAGAACCTGATAGAGGCCAGTTCACTCACAGGGATCAAAGCAGCTGAATGGACTCCCACTCATAAAAATAATTTTGTCCAATTGGTGGACCTGGGGGATGATGAATGGCTGATTGCTGGCCATAATGTGGTAGACCTGGATGAGACTGATCAGGATGCTATATGGGCATTTGATTCCAGACTAAATAGGATGGTCCAGTGTTTTGATGTGACATTCTCTGAGGACTCCAGGGGATCTATCATCACACTCAATGACAATCAATACCTGGATTTTAGACTCCCACTCTCAGCCTCAGATGGTGGGACTGGATTTGCCTGGAAAAATCCTGGAAATATTGCTGACAATGACATCTCCTCCACCACCACTATCTCCCTGGACAATTTGGATGCAGGAGATCTGGACATAGTATTCCCAGCTGATGACATCCCTACTGGTGAGATCTCAGACTCTCGTATCAATCTCAGAGGATTTGGTGAATGGGCCACAGCTGAGGCAAGGCTCTATGTAAATGGGGACACCAGCAACCTGGTCACAAATAACAATATGGTTACTAATTTTGATGCAAACAATAATTCGATAGGATCAGGAGCATCAATAGAGGCCATCACTCTCACCTTTGAAGGGCTCTCAGGATCTGGCAATCCTCATACTGGCCAGCTCCAGGCATGCTATTTATCTGTATTGTATCAGACCACTGAAAAGCTCCAGCTCTACTATGGAGGCAGAGGCAGGGAGTATGGGACCTGGATCAATGGCAGATCCACAGCTGAGGGATACACTGAGGATCACAGAGATGATGATGATAGTGGTGAGCTGATTGAGAATCCAGCTGGAGTGCTGGAGAGTTTTCTGAGAGACAAGCTCTCCCTGGTAGATGCCAATATAGATATGGACTCATTCAATATTCTATCCAATGATGTATTCCTAACAGAGATCTCCAATAGTATCACAGAGGAAATAGAGTCCAGAGACTGGCTTGCCAAGTTCCTACTGGATATCCGGTCATTTTTATGGTGGGCCACTGAGGGAAAATTCAAAGTCAAGGCTCTCCTCAATCTTTATACATCAGCCTCAGTAGATCGGATCATAGATTTCAATGATTTTAATTCCCTGAAATTCCCAAGGACCAAGCTCAAGGATCAATATACAGCTGTGGAGGTAGAGTATATGCTCAGCCAGGGAAACTATTTGAGCATCACAGATCTGTCCCAGGACACCACCCTCCAGACTAAATACAATGTGACAGCAGCCCAGACCACCCTCACCCATAAAACAGACAATGTGAGTCAGGAAGCTGCTGCAAATGACATCAGGAATCTACTGCTCAGATTAAAAAAGCAGCCTCACAATCTCCTGGAGGGATCTCTGGGCAAGGAGAATCTGGATCTGGACATAGGTGATATCATTCAATTAAAAAATATGCCCTATCTGGTAAGGGGTAAAGATATAGAATCCAGCTACATTTTAGGAGGTCAGACCATATATCCATATTGGTGGATCTACAAAGTGGGCAGAGGAGAGAATATGAATCTATCAGCAATCCAATTGCATGCTGGACTGGTACCACCACCATGATCCAGAAACCTACTAATGTTAAATTCTTTGTGCCTCAGACACTTAATCTATTTGATGCTACAGCAGAGCCTACTCTTGAGGGAATTGCAGGAGAGGATTACCAGGGCAATGCCCTGGCCTCCACTGACCAGGTCATCAATGCTATGGACTCTCACTCAAGGAGACCATTCCAGGCTGATACAAGTGGAGTGACTACCAGGTGGAGAGTGGATACTGCACTGACCAGGGAAACCCGCACAAAGTTTTGGATGCTGGATGGTCACAATCTCAGGGATGTCTATCCTGTGAGTCTCAAACAATCCATCGATATCTATCAGGATACAAATGCATCATTTGCAGGAGCCACTGAGATCACACCCAATAAAATCATATCAGGATTACTGGGGAGACCCAGGCCATATGTCAGACTCAATGGAATTACAGACAAGGTCATAGTCCCCAATGACTCTCCATTCAATGTGACTACCGGTGATTTTGGGCTGGGGATATTATTCATGCCATATGCTCTATCAGGCACTCAGTACCTCTCCCAGAAATATGATGCAATCAAAGGTTATGGACTCTATCTGGTGGATGATGATTTATACATATTGATGAATGATTCTGTGACTGGGATTGCTGTCATAATAGGGGCAGCCATTTGCGAGGTGGGAAACCTGGTGGCCTGTCATGTCAATTTTGATAGGAGTGGCAATGCCTCAGCATATGTCTCCCTCAATGGAGGAGACAAAAAGCTGGTGGGTACTGTTAATATAAATAATGTCACTGACTCTCTATCAAATACAGAGGATCTGGATCTGGGTGAGAATCAGACATCAGGATCACAATATCTCCATGGCAGGATATACTGGTATAATCACTGGACCAGAGTGGCCACATCAGATGAAATTGATGATGAATACCTGGGGATCATCCCATCCTCTGGAGTAGCACTCCAGCTGAGTCATGATGGCCTGGATGCCTCCACAAATAACTGGAAAGCAAATGAGGGGAATCTATCACTAGCAGTAGTAACTGGAGATATCATTGATTGTCCCACTGGAGATGATCGAGGATTCTATCTGGCTGAATTTGAGGAGGTAGATAAAAGATACTATTTCACTGACATCAATAGCCTGGCAGAAACTGCCAGAGCTGTCAATGCGCTGATAGGCCAGATAGTCATGGGCCAGATCTATCAATTCAATGGGGTCACTCCCACTGGTGGCTTTTCCGGATCTGATGAATACCCAGGGATCATGATTGAGGAGTCAGTCTCAGGCATAGTCCAGGCAGAGGAAAGGTATGGCCAGAAAAATACATTCAGCCTCAATTTCCAGGTATCCACCCAATCCGACTATGACAGCCTCCTGGAGATGAATTCAATCATCAAGGGGATGAGGACTCCATTGTGGGTCTGCTTTAATTATACCGAACAGATGCCAGTCATCTGGAGGGTCAGGGCCAAGGGTGGAATAGAGTGGGGATACAGACATGGCCCCAGCCAGCCCTGGTCTGCCTCATTAGAATTAGTTATGGACATATAATAAATTAAATTAAAAGCATTCAATAGGAGAGTATCATGTCAGAACCAACAGCAGCAGAGCTCAGGAGATTAGGTCTCAAAGTTATAGATGGTCAAGAGGCCACAGTGGTCACATCAGGGACCGCAGTCAATCCAACATCAGATACATCAGCAGTGGCTGTCAGGGTCATCAATAATACACCCACACTGGTATTTGTGGGGATGCAGGATATCCATGTAGATGGCAGCTCCTCTCCTCCAAAAGGATTCCCCCTGGATCAATATGACTCCAGAGCATTTTTTGTCAATGATGATGCCAGTGAGGTCTTTATAGATGCAGCTGGAAATGACATCCAGGTATCAATAGAAATAATTGGGAGGTAGTAGTCATGTCTTCATTGGATATCCCACAAGAGAGCACAAAATCAAATCACAATCTCAGGGGAAAATGGATACCATCATCAGGCACGGCCGAGGTCATTGGTAATCTTATTGTCACTGGTGGTATCTCCGCAGTGCCGTATTATGGAGTCTCCTGGGACGAAAGCGCCGACAGTTACTCACGGACCGGAGCGCTCTCAAATGTTGCCGTTGGTGCATCTCCATCGGAATTTATGCCCGTCCAGGAATCAATGAAGCGTTGTGTCCTGGATGACTCTGGCAATGTGCTTTATTTCCTGGACCCAAACGATTCGACCCTGAAAGCAGACGGTTCAGCGGCCACAATAGACGACCAAACAGTTGGCAATGTGATGGTACAGATACCTAAATTCTGGTACAAGTATTCATATGCCG